GGACAATTTAACCGAATATTATGAATCTTTGCTAGAAACTTTCTCTACTTCTGGGTGGAAAATGTTTGAGAAAGACCTTCAAGAAGCCTTTGATGGTCTTAACACTCTACAGAACATTGCAGATAGTGAAACTTTCTGGCGACAGAAGGGGCAAGTAGAAATACTCCAGCGTATGTTGGCATATCGTGATGGCATAACAGCTGCTTACGAGGAAATGCAAGATGCTGAGGGTATTTGATTTTATTTGCCCAAACGCCCACACAAGCGAACACTTTGTCTCCAACAATATAGACACAACTGTTTGCCCTGTGTGTGGTGAAAAAGCTCAGAGAGCCGTCAGTGCTCCTAATGTTAAGCTAGAAGGATGGTCGGGCTCTTTTCCTGGGGCAGCAATGAAGTGGGAAAAGAAACATCAGGAGAAGATGGCGCAAGAGCGCAAGCGGAACAGCGACTGAAGTCGCCAATGTTCATTTTTATTTCCATAATGCTATTGATAGCACGGAGACTATATGGCACAATTTATTGATGAGAGCAAACTTGAGATTGAGGAACCCACTGATAAGATTGAGGAGCCTCAGGAAGCTGTAGAAGCCACCCCTGAAGAACCCCAAGAAGAGGAAGTTCCAGAGCGTTACAAAGGCAAGAGCCCTAAAGAACTTATTCGGATGCACCAAGAAGCTGAGAAGCTGATGGGCAGACACAGTAAGGAAGTTGGTGAGCTCCGCCGAGTAGTAGACGATTTCATTAAAGCTCAGACCGTCACCAAAGAAGCCCCAATCGAGGAAGAAGTAGATTTCTTCAGCGACCCCAAGAAGGCTGTAGAGGTTGCTGTTTCTAAGCATCCCAAGATTAAAGAAGCCGAGCGCATGAGTGCAGAGCTTGCCAAGCAAACTGCTTTGCAACAACTGCAATCTGCACACCCTGACTATCAAGACATTCTGGCAGACGAGAGTTTCAAGGAATGGGTTGAGAAGAGCAAGGTGAGAAGCGAACTTTTGTCAAGGGCTGACCAGCGTTTTGACTTTGATGCTGCTGACGAGCTGTTTAGTTCGTGGAAGGAGCGTCAGGCTTTGGTTAAATCCACTGTTGAAACTCAGAAAGCTGATAGGAAACAACAAGTGAAGCAAGCCTCCACTGGTAGCGTGAAAGGCTCTGCTGAGCCTGTGAGTCGAAAGATTTACAGACGCTCCGAGATTATAGACCTCATGCGTAAAGACCCCCAGAGATACATGGACTTACAGCCCGAGATTATGGCTGCCTATGCTGAGGGTCGTGTTCGATAACATTTTGTAAAGGAAATTTAACATGGCAACTTCCACTTTCCCCGCAATGGGCGGCGCTGCTGGCTTGACTGAAGCTAGCAACTTCCTGCCCGAACTCTGGAGCGATGAGATTATCGCTGCTTATAAAAAGAACCTCGTGCTGGCTCAGTTTGTTCGCAAGATGAGCTTCAAGGGCAAGAAGGGTGATGCTCTGCACATCCCGAATCCCAGCCGTGGTTTGGCTGCTCAGACCAAAGCTGAGAACACCGCAGTTACCCTGCAAAACCTCAGCCAGTCTGAAATCGTTGTGAACCTGAACCAGCACAAAGAAGTGTCCTACTTGATTGAGGACATCGTTGAAGTGCAAGCCCTGCCCACGCTGCGTAAGCATTACACCGATGATGCTGGCTATGCGATGGCTAAGGATGTTGATGACGCTCTGTGGGCGTTGGTCAAGAGCCTGGGCGATGGTGATGGTTCCGACTACACCCATAGCCGTTCCTTCCAGTTCAACACCTCCACTGGTGTTCTGGAAGCCTATGACGCTGACGGCACTGGCGACATTGGTGCTTTCTCTGATGTTGGCTTCCGCCGTGCTATCCAGTATTTGGATGACGCTGACCAGCCGATGGACGGTCGTGTGTTCGTGGTTCCCCCGAGCCTGCGTAACGCTCTGATGGGCACTGCTCGTTACACCGAGCAAGCCTTTGTTGGCGATGTGTCTAATGGCAACACCATCCGCAATGGTGAAGTGGGCAACCTGTATGGCATCCCTGTGGTCGTGTCGAGCAACTGCCCCACCCTGGAAAGCGGTGTGAAGGGTGCTCTGCTGGCGCACAAGGACTGGGCTGTTCATGTTGAGCAGATGTCGGTTCGTTCGCAGACCCAATACAAGCAGGAGTTCTTGGCAACCCTGTTCACCAGCGATATGCTGTATGGCACGAAAGTGCTGCGTAGCGATGCTGGCGTGTTGATGGCTGTTGCAGCCTAAAAGCTTGGGAGCCCTCAC